GCTGCGGTGAGTTTGTTGCCGCCGGCAGCGAACGCCTCCTGAGCGTCGGTTGACTTTTCGAGGATCAGCGCCTGCGTCGCCAGCGCTTTGTCCTGAGCTGTGATGGCATCGCGGCCTTCGAGCTGTGCGATTGTCAGGGCACGCTGGTCGACCTCAGCCTGATTGATCGAGATGCCGAGCGACTTGAGCGAGTCACGTTCGCCCAGCAACGCTTTCGACAGAATCTCGGCCGTTTCCTCGACCGAACGTTGCCCGCCGGACCATTCCGACAACGCACCGGCTAGGCCGATGATCTCGGTCGACATGTTGGCGGCTTCGTCAGCCGTGAACCCCATCGGCTTGAGCAGGTCGCCGGCGTTAGCAGCGAGGCCGGCCGCCTGGGTTGCTGTGAGGCCCATACGGGCAGCAACCTCGTCAGCCCAGCCCGTCACAGTTTCGAGCGAGTCGCCGGAGAATACGGTGCCAATCTTCTGGTCAAGGGCGGTCAGTTCCTCGCCGACGTCGAACAGCTGTTTGCCGACAACGACGGCCAGGCCGCCGGCCGCAGCGCCCATGACACCGAAGCCTTTGACGACGTTCGCCGAAACGGTGCCGACCTTGCTGCCGAACTTGCCGAGCTTGTCGCTGGCATCGCTGACAGCACGCTTGAACTTTTTAGCGTCGCCGAGAATTGCGACGTTGATGACGCTCGTGCCTGCTGCCATGTCGTGATCCTAAAACACTTTGCGAATGATGCTGTCGATCTCGTCGTTGTAACGGTCGATCACTTCCTGGCGGCGATCATCGAGCGCTTCATACAAGAACGGCTGCGGTTTGATGCCACGCCTGCCCCAGCCGAAATGAATCGGAGCAGCGTAGGGCACCGATGTTGGGCCGCTTTTGCGGTTATTGCCGGCACGCACTCGCGCAGCTGTTTGAGTGCCTGACCCTCGGATCGAGTTGCGCAGCCGGCCGCTACGCACCGGCACTTTCGTTTTGGCGGTACCTGCGACGTCGTCGGCGATGTATCGGTGCAGGTCTTTGAGTTCCGACATGTCGTTGCCGGCTTTGCGAAAGTCGCGCCGCAGCTCGCGCAGTCCTCGCACTTCGACGAGGCTGCCTGCTCGCATTGAGGCGTGACGGTTGCCGCCTCGATCGGACACCTTTGAGCCTCGGTAGTCGCCGAGGTCGTAGCTGAATGTCTGAACGGCCATTGTCAGCGCCTCCGTGCTGCTTTTTCTTGCGCCTGCTGACGCTCTTTTAAAATTGCCTGCAACGCACGAATGACGGCCGGGGAAGCGTTCTCAAGCTCGCTGAGCGGTTGCCCGGTAGCGAGTGCCAACGACGCTATGCCGTAGGCGGTTCCCCTTCGGCTAAAGGGGTGTCGTTGTCGCTGTCGAACTCGATGTCGACGAGCGTGTCTCGGAACTTTTCCCAGGTCGGCACGGTGAGCCCGGCGTGCCGGCGTGATTCCCACGCCAGCCACGCCACATGCTCGATTTTGGTTTGCTGCAGCGCTTCGATGGCGCTCGGCAGGTTAAAAAACCGCTCCAGCTGGAGCAGTGTGCCCATCGTGGGTTTGCTTGTGACTGGCTCCGTCTCGTCGGCCAGTCGAGTTGAGATGGAGAGGTCAAGCATGTCAGCTCGTAGTCACGGTCACAGCGCCGGACAGCGGCCAGGTCACCGAGATGGTGGCGAGGTCGGACACGCTGCCGTCGATGATGGGCAGCTCGGTGACGAGCGCCGAAGCGGAGTGCTTCGGGTTCGTCGCTGCAAGTGCGCCGCTGGTCGGGGTCATCTCAACCGTGGTCGTGGTGCCGAGCAGGCTGTAGAGCGTCGCATACGTTTCTGAACTTGCGAAGTCCTGGTGGAACTCGATGCTGACGCTGCCGTCCTTGAGTCCACCGATGCGGGTGCGGTTGCCGTCACCCATCGCCGTGGTGTCAAGCTCGTCTGCGGTTTCGGTCCAGGTGATGCTGGCAACATGATCGGAGAGGTCGACGCTGTTGACCGACACGACGACATCGTTCTGAAGGAAGACGGCCATCAGTCGGCCTCACTTTCTGGGTTGGCCTTTCGGCTGTTTTTCGGTTTCGCTTCGGCCAAGTGGCCTGCTGCGATCAATGCGGGCACGTTCGCGCCCTCGAGGTCGTCGTCGGTCACGGTGTCGCCGTGCTCATGGCCGACGAGCTTGTGTGACGTGACGGTGTAGCTGGTCATCGTGCGTAGACCTCCACGAGAAATCGGGCACCGATGAACTCGGTGTCTGCAAAGGCTACCACGCCGTAGTCGACGGCTTGGCGAACCTGGCATGTCGTTGCTGCGCCGCCGAGGGTCGGGTCGGCCTCGATTGCTGCCGGCACGCTGTTGGTGCCGCTAATGAGGTCGTCGAGCGCCGCCTGCGAGAACGCCTCTGTTATCGATTGGACGGCGCAGACTAGCTCAAAGTTAAACAAGGTGAGCGAGCCGCCGCTGCCAATCATGCTGTCGTGGTAGGTCGCAACGGGCCGGCCAGGAACAACCACAGCGGCCGGTGCGACGATGCGGTTCGGGACGGTGGCATGCACCGTCAGGAACGTCGGCACCGTGTCGAGGCGTGTGGCGAGGCCGTCCCTGATGGCGGTGTAGTCAGCCATTAGGCGGTTGCGAGTCGCTTGAATTGCTGCAGCAGGGCAGCTACATCGGGGTCCTGCCGACTGATTCTCGCAATTCCATAGTCTGCGAAGCCGGTCATGATGCCGAGCGGGGACGCTTTGCGCTGGTACAGGCGTGCGGCGAGGATCAGGGTGGCCTGCTGCACGGCGTAGGGGACGGCTGCGGCGTTCTGGTCGCCGTAGGCGGCTGTGACCTCGACGGCTGGCCGGCCGGACTCGTAGCGGGGCCAGTCGCCGGACACGTTGAGCAGGGACGTGAACGGCGGTTCGTTGAACGGCTGCACGACAAAGTCGGTCGTGATGGTGAGCGTCGTGTCGTAGGTGCCGTCATTCGACGTGTCGGTTTTGACGACGAGGCCGGTGAGTGTGTGGAACTGGTCGACGAGCAACACCTGCGGATCGTTGGCACGGTACACACGCGCTTCGGTGACCGTTTCGAACGTCGTGTTGCAGTACCCGTCGACCAGGCCCTGAGCAGCGTTGATCGCTGCCGTTAGCGGCGTGTCTTCGGACGTGGTGCCGCTCGGGATGCCGAGGTAGTCCTTGAGCACGCTGAGCGACGTGTACGCCATCGTCAGGCTTTCTTCGCCTTTTTGGTGGCCTTTTTGGTCGGTGCCTTTGCGGGAGCCGCTGCGGGCTTTTCAACACGGCTGGGGGCCTGCTTTTTCCACAGAGCTTCGGACATGCCGGACCTTTCGAGGGTAAGGGTGTCGGCCGGGCCGGGACTGGTACCGACCCGACCGACGATGATGCGACCTATTAGAAGGTCGGGGTGACGAGGCCGGTGCCGCTGATCTTCGAGATCGAGGCGGGGTAACGGCCGGGAATGAAGGTCGCGTACTGGTACGCGACCATCGTGACCGTCAGGTTGAGGCCTGCGGTCTGGTCCATGCGAACGAGGGCCGGCGCACCGGCGTCCTCGAACAGCAGCATGTCGGCACGCCGGACGATGAAGATTAGGTCTTCATTGTTGCCCGAGCCTGCGTCTGTCTGGATGTTTGCATCGGTCACGACCGGGAGGCCTGCGATGCTCGCACCGGTGTTGCCGTAGCCGGCGACCGGCCCGACGCCCATCGCGTTTTGCGGGACGTTCTGGGTCGGCACGACTAGCGGGCGGTTGCTGCCGTCGACGCCGGCCTGGAGGAAAGCGAGGCGGCGGGGATGCATGACGATGAGGTCGGCACCGGCGAACCGGTTGCTGTTGACCTGCTGAATGCCGTCGACAATCTTGCTGTACAGCTCAGCGGCGGTCGGCGACGCATCGGTGTAGGTAATGCTGTTGACGCCGGACACGTTCTTAAGCCCGAGCAGCTGACCGGACGAGCCGGAGCCGTTGATGAGCTGGCTGTCGAGGGTGGTCGCCATTGCGCCGAGCATGTCTGCTGCCACGAGGGCGTCGACGCCGGTGCCACGCTCAACGGCCTGGCGGCTGAGCTGCTGGCCGGCGGCGATGGTGCGCACGTCGGCGGTGAGCAGCGTGTCGTCGATGTCCGTTTCTGAAACAGCGTCGTTCTCGGCGGCCTGTACTGCAGCGCTGGAGCCGGTCGTCACACGCGAGATGTTCACGGTGAGGCCGTCGGCCGGGAGCGGCAGCGAGGTGCATTGGTCGGCGAACGGCCGTCCTGCACGGGCAAGCTCGGCAGCGAGCTGCGTCAGGTACTGCGGGACGACGAGGCCGGCGTAGTTGGCGGTGCTGCCGTCACGGTGCTCGACTGCCATCTCTTCACGGTGGCGCTCGAGGCGGGCCTGGGCGTCACGGTCGCCGTAGGTCTGCGCATGGTACATGTCCGAGAAAAAGCTGTGTGAGCGCTGCTCGGAGTAGGTGAGGGGTTCGTTGGTGACGTTGACGATGCCGGCAGCCGCACGCGACTCGGGCTCATCGGTCGCAGCGACCTCGGCACGAAGCTTCGCCGCTTCGAGGTTCTGCACCTGGATGGCACGCAGCTCGGTGATGCGCTCGTCGAGGGCATCGGCACGGGCCTTAAGATCGGCGAGGTTCTTGTCCTCGGCTTCGGTCAGGTCACGCGATTCGTCAGCAGCCCGCGTGAGCACGCCGTCGACGGTTTCGCTGAGTTCTGCTCGTTCTTCGACGAGCTGGTCAAGCAAACGCACGGTTGCGCCTTTCTTGGTAGTGGTGGTGGTGTGTCGGGTGCTGGCAGGGTGCCCGTAGCTGGCGGGCGGCGCTTCCAGCGGCGCAACGTGGGTTTTGGGTAAATCTAGCACGCTCGTCGGCGTGCTTCGGTCATCTGTTTCGGTTTGGCGGCGTGCCCAGCGGGCTGCGCGCATGACGTCGCCGCTAATATCGCCGCCCCAAAGCAGCCAGGCGACTTGTCCAGGTGTCGGGCGTTCGCTGTCGCCGGCTAGGTACGCACGAGCTTTTTCGCTGTCTAGGTCTCCTTCGTGCCGTGCGAACCAGGGACTCATCAGGCGGGCCTTCTGGTCGCTGACGGTGCCCTCGGCCATTCTGCGGGCTGCTCGGACGGTCGACGCCTGGAGTCCGTCACCGGCGAACTCAAGCAGCCTGAGGCCTCGCTGGGCGTTGCGGCGAACGTAGGCAGGTGCCTCGGGCATTAGGCGAAAGCGCCTCGCCAGCGTGCCAGTCGTGGTGCGATCTCGGGGTCGTCTGCGTCGAAGTGACGCACAGCGAGCACTCGTGCGCCGTCGTAGGCTGGCTGCGCAACAAATCCGACGTGGTCCATGCGGGCCTCTACCCTGACGACGTGCTGCCCGGTGCCTCGTGTCTCGGTGCGGGAACGTACCGGGATAAAGCCGACCGAAAGGCCGGTGACCATGCCGTCATCGGCAAGGCTGAGCACTTCGGCTGCTCGTTCGGTGCGGGCCATGCGAAAGTCCATTACAAGGCCGTCGTTTGTGTTTTCGTAGCCGACCGAGGTGCCAACTGGCAGCGTCGATCGTGATTCGTGCTGCTGGTACAGCGGGATGCGGTCGCCACGTTCCTGCAGCGTCTTTGTAAATGCGCCACGCTCAAAGCTCTCGGTCAGGCCATTGGGCATGCGGTACTCGCCGGCCCACGGCACGACAATGCCAACTAGGTGCCGGAACCCGTCGTCATCGGTGCGTGTCTCGATGCCGTCAAAACTGACGGTGCGTGTTTCGATCTCGGTCACGTCAAACCCTCCAAAGCTCGGACCTCGTCGACTGTCATGAACCCGGCCCGCAGCGCTGTCTCATAGGCGTCATACCGTGTTTGAGTGTCTGCTCGCAGCACAGCATCAAAGTTGAACACAGCCCGCTGACCTCGAGGCAGCAGCCTCGATAGCCCTTCCTCGATCTTGATTGCCAACGGCCGCAGCGTAAAGCGAACGAAAAACTGCGAGTCCTGCTGCACGTTGCTGTACGTCTTGGAATCTTGCGAGGGCACGCCGACGAGGTGCGGCGGCACACCAAACAGGGTGCACATCTGCTCGGCGTTGTAGCGGCGGCTGTCAAGCAGCTCCATGTCGACCGACGAGAACTCGAGCGGCTGGTATTTGACGCCGCCGGACAGCACAGCCGGGCCTCGTTGCCGGCCGCCGTTGCCAGCAATCCACGCCGCCTTCAGGTCTCGGGCCTGGTCGCTGGTGATCTCGTTCTCGGAGTGCAGGACGCCGTCGGGCAGCGCGCCGGTCGTGAACGCTTGTGCGGCGTACTGGTCGGCGGCGAGCGTCTGGGC